AATGGATATAGTTCCTGTTTATTCTCGCATTCCTAAAATACTTGAAAAAATGAGAATGATTCCTATTCTTGGTTCATTCACAGCTTTTCCTGCTGAAAATCTTAGAAATAAATTTAAAATTGTAAAGCTTGCTGGTAATGAAATTAGAGATGGGATGGAGACAGGAAATAAAACTCTGGTAAGGTCTGGTATGAATAGACTAGTATCACAGTATGCTATTGCACATGCACCTTATGTTGCTGCTTATACATATAATGAAATGGCAGGAACAGATAAGGTTGCAGAGTTTGCCAGATCGTCTCTTCCAGAATGGCAACGGAATCATGCCTTACTTTTTCGCAAAGATAAAGATGATCCATCTAAATATTATATGACAGATTTAAGTTATACAAATCCTGATCAATTTGTAATGGATATAGCCATGCCATTCATCCATAGAGTAACACAAGGAGAAGATGTTACCAAAGTTGCTGGCGAACTTTTCAAAGAATCTTTTATAAGTATGGGCCAGCCCTTCCTGCAAAAATCTTTGGTTACGCAAGCTGCTGCGGATACATGGAATTATATAAACTCTGACACTGATGAGCAGAGAGCAGCATTATTGGCTCAATTATGGAAGTATGTAGAGTCAGGAGTTGTAAAGGATATGCGCGAAATGGCATTTGATCATGGCGTTCCGCAATATGTAGACAAACTTTTAAAACCTTTAGGAGTTGGTCCTGTTGGTTCTGATGTTGAAAGACAATTAAATAAACTTTATTTTGGAGAAGATAGGAAAAAGTTTGAAGATTCAGAAAGTCTTGTTTCTTGGCTTAGTTCTTATGGATATGGTGGAACTATTAAGGGAGAGACAACAGAACAAAAGATTTTAACAGGTCTAGCTACTCCTTGGATATTTGGTTCTAAAGAACAAGAGTTTAGTCCTAAAAAAGTATTTGCTTTTGAAGTAAGAAATATTTTAGGACAGGCTAATAAAGATTATGCAGATACAATTAAGAGTATTAAGAATAAACTGGAAGATAAGAATGTTAATATTGATATGCGCGAAATTGCAGAGGAGTATGAAGATGTTCTACAACAAAAGTTTGAAGGTTACAGACAAATTTTAGAAACCATTAAAGATTTAAGAGGAGTAGTCTCTGATAAAGAATTAATGAAGATGCTTAAAGATAAACAAATAAGAGGACGACTCTCTCAACATGCTATAATGACAATGAAAAATACTAATTTATTTACTCTGGGTCAGAGTGGTTTATCAAAAGATTCGCTTTTTAGAGAACGACAGGTATCTCCTTATGTATCAAATGGATACCTAGTACAACTATTTAGAGCTATAGAACGAGGCTTTGAAGCTCATAATCTTAACATAAGTTATAAACCAATAAATTGGGAAGCAAAAGACACAGGAGATTAATAAATGCTGGAAAGTACAACAATGATATGGAACGCCATACTCAGCATAGCCTGTGGTTCTTTTATATGGTGGATACGTGGTGTTAATACCAGACTGGATGATACCAGAAAACTTATTAGTAGAACAAGAGAAGAAATGGCTAAAGAATATGCTCTTAAAGAAGATGTAGAAAAAGACTTGGATAAAATCATGGTCAGGTTTGATCGTGTTGAAAATAAATTAGATAGTCTAATAGAAAGAATAAATAAATAATGTCTTATGATTGGGAGTTCTTTACTGAACAAGAACTAAGATGCCAAGGTACTTTAGAATGTAAGATGGATGAAGTATTCATGGATAAGCTTATCAAGGTACGTAAAAAGTTTAATACACCTATGGTGGTAACATCAGGATATCGACATCCTGCACATAACATGGTAGTAGGAGGAGCCAAGAACTCTCCACATACATATGGAAGGGCTGTAGATATACATGTCGTAGGTAAGGATGCCTATAGGTTAATCAAGATAGCAATGGGTATGGGTATGACAGGAGTAGGTGTCTCTCAGAGAGGACCATATGAGAAGAGGTTCATACATCTGGATGACATGGAACATAGCGATGAACATCCACGACCCTGGATATGGAGTTATAAGTAATGGTTGATAAACCACCTTTACCACCTGAAGAAACTCCTATACTTACAGGATTAGCTAATGCACTTAAATTTGTTTTAAAAAATTTAGGGAAAACAAATCCTGTTGGAACAGTTGCACAAGTAATAAATCCAACTGAAGTAGGTAAGGGTGATCTTACTCCACAGATGAGAGAAAATATTAGAGACTATACAGCGCATGGGGAAGAGGACGGCACGCCTCCCCCTATAGATCAAGACTTAGAAAAGTGGAACAGTGGCGACCATATTCGTGAATTTAAAACAGGACGAGGAAGTGTATATAGATGGTATGGAGATCATACCATGAGAAATAGAAGTGGTGCTGAACATTCAGACAAAACAACGGGTTTGCAGCCAGCCTCTACTAAAACAATTTTTTTAGATGAAACAAATAAAGATATTGTTCGAACATATATGGGGAGTCTGGGTGACGACATAAGCATAAAACCTGATGGTCCCAATACAGCAAAAATAATACGTAATAAAGCATATGGCCGTTTAGAACCAGGAGTGATTACTAAAATTAACTATATTTCTGAACCGCAAAAAGGTTTATATCCATTTGAAATTGGGAGTGCAGATAGCCCAGCAGGACAGCCTTTAAACCTAATACGTGAAACATATAGAATGGGAAACAATAAAAGTGATGAGGTACGAATCTTAGGTCAACATATGGGTAATGTAATTACAGAAGTATTTGATAGCACTGCAAAGAAACATGGTGGGGCTGTTGAAAGAAATCCTTATAACTATAAACCAAAGGCTATATAATGGACCCTAAATTTATAATCACCTTGGCTGTAG